CAAAAAGAACGCACTTCTTGCAAGTCCCCTTGAATCCATCAACATTCTTTGCATCAGCATAGAAGGAATCAATTGGAAGGGTTAATTTGCATTTGTTGCAAGTTTTCTTTCTTTTATTGTAAGTTCCCATTGGCCAGTTTGTTCATTATATCTCCAGATTTTCTCTTTCATCTTTTATTTTTCTTTTATCAATCAATTCCTGCGCAAATTCTTCTTCTTTAAAGTATAAGTCAATATCATCATATTCTTTCTTCTGTAGAACTTCGTGCCTCCACCATAAGTATTCCAGCCATAATTCAGTTTTTCCTTCAGGAAGTTTGCACCAATTATTCATCAACAATGTTTTCTTTTTATTTTCTCCATCAACTTTTGAATGTCATATAGTTCGTAATCAATCGAACCAATTCTTGCTCCAGAATCATCAATTCTTACAAATGAATTATTATTTAATAAATTGTTTGAATTTGAAAAGTAATATATTATTGTTCTTCTGCTTTCGTCAGTTCGCAATATTTTTCCTGGTTCCATCATTCTTCTTTCTTTATCTCCAAAAATACACCATAACATTGATGACCTTGACCTTTCATTGTTTCGTGTGCTGCATCTTCAAGAATGTCATATTCTTCCTGTGTGATGTATAAAGTATCCCCACTTTTCATTTTGCTGCATTTCATTCTTATTGCATTGACTACATCAATATATTCTTGATTGTCGCTTGGACTAAAATTAGGATGTATATAATTTGATTCCATCATTCTTTTGTGGTTATTCTTTTTGCTATTTTATTTGTACCTGGCAGTTTAATGGCCATTATATCTTTTTCTGACATTGAAGGGATTCTAAACCATTTTAGTTGAATCTCCGAAAGAAGATTATCAAAATCATTATCTGATAAATAAAATTCTTCACCTTCCTTCTCAATGAGAGAATTATATATTGGCATTTCAAACACAGTAATTTCCTTCTTTTGTTTTTCAATTAAATAAGGAAGCGGAAACAGAGTTGTTTTGTTATTTTTACAAAAATTAATTTTGTAATACAATGTTTCAATCAACTCTTTTGTGTAAAGAAGATTGCTTTGATGAGTTTCTTCAACAATGATGAATCGAAACTTTCTCCAACTCCACTCTTTGTGCTTTGAAATATACTCGTATTTGTATTTATTAAAATCAATATAATTTGGGTCAACATATACATTGGTTCTTTTCTGACCGCTTGGATAATCAACCACCGTATTCATTTCAAAATATTTGCACTTTATTTTATATCTGAAGTGAAATCCATCAAACTCTTCATCTGCAATTGCATCTTCATCTTTTCGCCAAAGCGCACAAAGTTCTTCTGCTGCATTGTTTATTTCTTCTTTCATCATTCTTCGTTTTGTTTATTGGCATCCCATCCATTATAATTTGCATCTTTTCAACCGTTGTTGGTTCAGATGAACCAAACCAAATGTGCGATTCAAATTCTCTTTTAAGATTTTTTCTCCTATTATATATCTGAGAGAATAAAAACTTTTCTGAGTTTGTTCCATTCACAAGTAGTTCAATATCATTGATATATTTCAATTCAATTTCATCTATTTTTCTTTTAAGCTTCTGGTAACTACTTATATTTTCCAATATTTTCCAAGTGCTTTAAACCAAAATCCAATCATTCCAATCAAACTTCCAATTCCCCACCAAAAGAATACTACATTGTTTGGTGCAATTGAAATTCCATAAGGTTTGGTAATATATTCTCCATTTTCACTGTGTCCAATTAAAGTTTCCCTTAGCTTAATTAGTACATTGCTTTTTTCTAAAGCACTGGCAGAATCACTAATTGATAAAAGTTCATTGTGAGATTCTTTTAAATTGTTATACCAAAATCCAATATCTTCATTTGGTGTATTATAAACAATTGATGTATATCCTTTGGTTAAACCTTGTTCTCTTAAATATTCAAGTGCAATGCAAAGTTCAGAACTTGCAATCTCAATTGTGTTTGCATTTGCTGCAAGGTTAAGATGACCTTCACATTCAATATCAAATTGAACATTTTTTACAATTCTGGTCGTTCCCCAGCCAAGAAGCGATAAAGTAAAAATAATTGCTATTAATTTCATTTTCTTTAATTTTTTAAGTCAGCAACTTTGCTGATTGTTTTTAATAAATTCTCAAAGAGAGTTTCTCTCTCTTTTTAATAAATAGGCAACAAAAAGGAAAAACCAAAAAATGTTAGTAACTTTTTTCTTGAAGCATATAAAAAAAGCTCTGCTACTTTTCGGGGTGGTACTTCCCTACTTGGCATCAGAGCTTAAACTTTGTTGCTTTTAGGGTAGTGCTTCCTTACTTGTTAACAAAGATTTTTCAAAGATAATAACTTCTGATTATTCCTGCAAATAAATCTCTTTCTTTTTTTGTTTAAAGATTTGCTTTAAAATGGTAAATCAACACTATCATCAAACCCACATCCAAGTGGACTCATTAATTCTTCAACTGTTACAACAGAAATATTGGAATCATCAACAATTATGTTAACCTTCTTTTCTTGTTCCTGCTTTTTTTGTAGTTCGGCAAGTTCTTCTTCTATTTTCTTTTTGGATTTAATCGGTGTAGAAGAGAAGTGATATATCTTCCCAAATGTTTCTTTTTTATAAGAAGTTTCTATCTCCAAAAATCCCATATCCTGAAGGTCAGATATTGCTTTAATCCAACCTCTCTCTTTAAGTCCAGTTGCTTTCATCAAATCTTTCTTTGTTTTCTTCTCCATAAAAGATTCAGTGTTGCTAATAAATTCTTCGTATAAATACCAAGCTTCAAATTTGCCTTTGAACATCTTCCTGATGGAAGTGCTTGGCTGAAAGTAATCTCCTTTTGTTGGAGTGTGTTTTTTAATTGCAATCATTTTATTCCCATTTTTAACTTCCCATTTTTATCGGAGATGGGAACCTGGGGTAATTACCCCCCAGGAACTCCGCACATATAGTTGCAGATATGTGAGCTGCTTTTTTAAGTATATAGATTGAAAAAACAAAAATCAAGTACATAAGCAAAAATGTTAATAACTTTTTAACTTCCATACACACGTTTTGTATGTATGAAATGGGTAAATTCTCCATACACACGTTTTGTATGTATGGAAGGACACACGTTTTGTGTGTATGGAGAATTCTATAAGTACTTGTAAATAAGGTATTTAGTGTTTTGCTCTCCATACACACGTTTTGTAGGTATATATATAACATTAAGAATATTAATTAAATTGAAGGATATATAGTGTAGTGCATTAAAATCCACGATATATCTCTACATATAAGAGTTCTCCATAAGCATTTTAATAAATCCACCTTCCACTTAACTAATCTTGTAAATTAAGTCCAACAAAATTTGAAGCAACCCTTGAATTTCATCCTTCCATTTCTTATAATTATATATGGCAGGAAGAAAACAATTACGCAAGAGATTCGGTTCAACAGAAGTTGGAGTTATCTCATTTCCCTCCAGAAGCATTTATCTTGATACTACGCTGCGATTTAACTTCCAGTCAACCTCAGAGGTAGAAGAAAAGAAAAAGTTGCTTAAAACAGCTCTAAATGAGTTTTATCTTGATTATCCACTTGCAGACCCATCAGCAACTCCAATCATATCATTCAACGAACCAACATCCAGGGCAATTGAGGCAACCTTCATAAATAAACTTGTTATAAGTGTGATGTTTTTTCTTCGAAGGCCAATCAATGAGTTCGAAGATATACACCTGGAACTATTCAAAAAACTTGTTAATGAACTTGGTTCTTAATTTTTTTGCCTATTTATTAAAAAGAGAGCAAGAGATGAACCAAACATTTAGCCAATATCGAGATTCTTTATCTGCAAAGAGATATGACCCGCTTCCAAGAGAAGAGGCAAACTCCCTCGCCATTCAAAAAAAAGAAAAAGATAAACTTGCGGAATCCTGCCAAAGGCTAATTGTGAAAGCTATAAACAAAAAAGTAAGGATGAATGAATGCACAGATGACCTCCTATTTGAACTGATTCAAGTTGGAAATGAAGCAATTGCCAACTCAATTGCCAAGTATAACCAACCAACCAGGGATTTTGCTCTGTTCTGCTACGTTAACATAATTAATGCAATAATTTCATACCTCAGGAGATACACACATATCATTAGAAGAACGAAAATTGACGGAGAATACCATTATGCCACTTATGTCGATTTATGCCAGGAGAATGAAGATGGTGAGGTCATCGAGATTGCTGATGAAATTCAGCTTGAGATGGATGAGTTGGACCTTGAACTTGTTTACTCTCAATTACCAAAAGTAAAGCAAAGAGCTTGGGACATCTTTATTTGCAGATGGGGACTCCTTGACCAAGAGGTCAAAACAGATGTAGAGGTGGCCAGGATATATGGAATGACGGGCGAAGCAGTTCGAGCAAGCAATAGACGAACAATGAATCTTATAAGAAATAATAAGGAATTAATGAATTATTTTTCGAGATTTCTCTGATTTTTAATTTTTTTGAATATTTATAATAAAACATAGGAAGATGAATAAGGAACAATCATTTGAACAAAAAGCAATGAGGGAACAAGAAGCGATGAGCTGGTTCTCTTCAACAAAGAAGATGCAACAGATTTATCTGCACCAGGAGCCAATGTATAAATATGCTCCATTTGATAACTGGATGTTGTCAGGGTCGACAGAAAGTCTTGTAGAAATAAAAGTGAGGACACAATATACTTCATCTCAAATTGATAAATGGGGAGGAGCTTATGTTGAGTTTAATAAGGTGGAAGGAATCCGTCAACATCTTGATACGAGAAATATAGACCCAGAAACCCTACCAGTATATTACTTCAACTTCTTTAAAGATTGTTTGAGAATTTATGAATTACCAATGGACCCAACAATGTACAGTTGGAAACTGGAATCCCTTCAAAAGAATGACCACAATAAAGATAAGAAGGTCTTCAAATTCGTGGCTCCATTATCAAAAGAAAATCTTGTGGAAACCATAAAATACGGAAACTAAATTTTTTTCTACTATTTATAAGTACACAAACATAGGATATATGAACGAAGAAATACTCCAACAGCTATTAAATCTCAACAACAAACTTGATAAGATTATTGAGTTGATAAATGAGATAAATGAAAAACCTATATACAATGAAGAACGAGGAAAATAAAGTTTACAGAAAATGGCTTCAGTCTCAAAAATTAAGGGAGCTTCAAGAAGCGTTGGATAGAAGAAAACGTGAAATTCTTAACACCCCTGGATTAAACCTCAGGAAATATATCTTACAAAAAAGAAGTACAATGATGACATTAGAAGAAATTGTTGGTGTTCTCGATAATATCATCGAGTTCAGCACACTTGACAAAGAAGATAAGGAGGCTTTTGACTGGCTTGAAGAAGGTTTTATAAGCTGCAGCAAAGAAGATGTCTTGCAATCTTTAATATCAACAACAATTAACTGGAGTTTGTATCTAAGAAAATATGAGATTGAGCAGGAGTTTGAATTATGTTCAAAAATAAAACAGGTGATTGACATTGAAATTGCTGAGGCAAAGAGGATGATTGATACCTATTTCATTATGACTGATTCTGACTTAGACTTTCTTGATGGAGTTGCAGAACAATCGAGGGAAGCAATGAATAAACACTATGATGATTATTTGAATAAAAATGATTAATAAAATATTATCTGAAATAGCACAACCTGGCAACATTTATTCTGAGATAATGGATAATATGCTCTATCCAAACCTCGAACTAAAGAACGAACTTATTTCTGAGCTGGCAATATCATTTCACAAAAACAAAAAGAAGGTTGTTAAATCATATGAGGAAGGCTGGTTCAAATATCTATTCATATCTGCAGTAAAGAATCAGATACATTCAAAATCCAGCCCATTCCATCTGAATGTTAGGCAAAGAATATCAGATAAGTTTGGGACATATGATTTTAATCTTGATATGGTGGAAATAGAAGATGTCTCAACAATAGGTGATAAAAAAATAAAAGAAGATATGATGCAATTTATATACTTAGCCAGAGAGAATGTTAAGATGACCTGGTTTGAGTCTGAGATGGTCAGGTTATATTATGATGAAAATATGACATTTAGAGCAATAGAGAAACTATATGGAATCGACCACTGTGTTGTATTCAAAACAATAAAGGATTTCAAGAAAAAGATGTCTGAAGAGCTAACCAAAAACCAATACAAAATAAAATAAAATGGAAGAACTATTATTAAACGCACTAATGAGCTTTTCAATTATCTGGGTGCTTATCTCACAAGCAACAGCAATGCTTCATAAAATTAATGTGCATAAATTTGACTCAATCATATGCCTTAAATGTATCACATTTCTTGCAACATTTGCAATGACATTTGACCCATATACTTCAGCAGTTGCTGCTCTTATGGCGCACATATTTGACTCTCAACTTAACAACATAAAATTATGATGACAATTGAACAAATGCCACTGGAGGATATAAGAGAAGTAGAACAAATCATAAAGTTCACCCAAGCTAAATCAGCTGAGGTTTCAAGGATGGCAAACTTTACAACCAAGTACATTGATTCTAAGTGCCAAATATGCCCTCACTGCTCCAGCCAAGTTAAATTTTCTCATAAGAGAATAATTAATTTCTATGAGAAAAATGCCACAACAATATCAGATAGAAAACAAATGCTTCTGAATTCTGTTGTGGAACCAGAACAAAACAAATGCATTGTCTGCTCAATTGTCTTGGATGACAAGAGAAAAAGATACTGCTCAAAAAAATGTAAAGATGACAAAACTAACACCAAAGCAACTTAAATTCATTGATGAATATCTCATTGATATGAATGCTACAGCTGCAGCAGAACGTGCAGGATATAGCAAGAAAACAGCTTATAGCCAAGGGCAGAGGTTGTTGAAGAATGTTGAGGTAGCAGCAGCTATAAAGGATGAACAAAACAAAATGTCAATTGTTGCTAAATTGACAAGAGATGATATTGCTGATAATCTGGCAATGGTTATCCAAAAGTTCCTGCTTGATGGATACAATACTTCTCAGGCTCTTCGAGCAATTGAGATATATAATCGTATGCACGGTTATAACGAACCTGATAAGTCTGAGATTGTTCACAAGGGAATTACTATTAATTACACAAAACCAAATGACAAGTCTGGAGATTAACTTTCAACCAACTGTTAAGCAGGACCTTATTTTTGAATACTTTGATGATGATATTACAACAGAAATATTATATGGAGGTTCGGCAGGGTCAGCCAAAAGCTACGGTATATGTGCTTTAATTATACTTAAAGCTTTAGAATACCCAGGAGCACGTATTGGACTGGCACGTAATGAGTTAACTAACTTAAAGAAAACTACAATTATATCATTCTTTGAGGTAGCTGCAGATTGGGGATTGATTCCTGATGAGCATTTTACATACAACTCAACAGCTGGTATTATTAAGTTCTATAATGACTCAGAGATTATTCTTCTGGAGTTATCATTCAAACCAAGTGACCCTCAGTATACAAGGCTTGGTGGACACCTATTGACGTTTGGATGCATTGATGAGGTTGGTGAAGTAGATGAGAGAGGCTTCCAGATATTTAAAACAAGGCTTGGCAGATGGAAGAATGAGGAGTTCAACATTAAACCTATTGTGATAATGACCTGCAACCCTTCAAAGAATTTCATCTATAGAAATTACTATCTTCCAAGTGTTGATGGAACCATTCTTCCATATCAGAAGTTTGTTCAAGCATTGCCAACAGATAACCCATATATTCCACAAAGCTATCTTGATAACCTCAAGAAACTTCCATTTGCAGATAGAGAGAGATTGCTTCACGGAAACTGGGAGTATGATGATGACCCCACTTCTCTTATGTCATATGATGAGATAATAAATATCTGGGATGGTGCCAAGAAGATTGATGGCAAGAAGTATATTACAGCTGATATTGCATTTACCTCTGATAAGATGGTAATTATGGTATGGGATGAACTAACCATTGTAGACATCATTGTAAATCCTCCAGGAAAGATTGAGGATATTATTCTGGCTCTGGCCAAGGAGCATAATGTTCCACAATATCAGATAGCATTTGATAGTGATGGTGTAGGTAAATTCCTGGAGCAGCGCTTAAGGAATTCTAAGGCTATTGTTAATAATGCAAGAGCACTCAAGGATGAGAACTACAAGAACCTTAAAACCCAATTATATTTTAAACTTGCGGAACTTATCAGGGATAATCGAGTGAAATGTATGCTTGATTCTCACAAGCAAGAGATGATTGAAGAACTTCAAGTGGTAAGGCATCAACCAACCAATGTTGTTGGCAAGCTCTCAATGGTTGATAAGGGTGAGGTAAAGAAGTTGATTGGTCGCTCTCCTGACTTCTCAGATGCAATGGCCTATCGAATGTACTTTGAGTTTAAGAAAGTTGGAACCAGGACATTTAAGATTGGATAACTCAAAAACAAAAACATAAAAATAATATTTATAATAAAAAAGTAGGAAAATATGATTACTCTAAATTTAGAAATTGATGGTGAAGCAAGGACATTTGATTTACCAGAGTCTTGGAATGAAGTGTCTGTTGATACGTTCTCAAAGATATGGGGCATTGACAGAGAAGCATTTACTCCAATTGAACTTACAGTTGAGTCTGTAAGTTTAATGACTGGTATTGATTCTGATTCACTTATGATGATGACACCAGTGGAGTTTAATAAGGTGGCTGAGATTATTGAATTTACCAACAAGGATGTTGAAGGAACCAATGTTGATTCTATTACAGTTGATGGTGAGGAGTATTTCCTTTATAAGGATTTCAATAAGCTTACAATGGGTGAAGTTATAAGTTTAGAAATATTGATGGAGAAGGCAGATGGAAAGTTGATGACAGTTATGCCAGATATGCTTTGCTTGTTCCTTAGAAAGAAAAAAGAGAATGGAAAGCTTGAGAGCTTTAAAAAGAGTTTTATGGAAAGAGCTGAGAGCTTTAAGAAGGTTAGCATTGCTGATGTAAATGACATATTCCTTTTTTTTTCGAATGGAGGAGATTCATCCATAAGCAATATGAAGGAATCTTTGGAAAACCAAAGCCAATAAAGAAGGAAAAGAAAAGTAGATTTGAAGACATCAATGGACCAACAAAGATGAACCCCAAATGGAAGTGGCATCAGATAATACATATGATGATTGATAATCTAAACATAACTGAGAAAGAAGTATTTAAAATGAATTACATAAGTGTCTTGAACTGGCAAGCTTATTTCTACGAGAGAGGCAAAGTTCTTGAAGCTTTATCAAAACAATAATAATGGCAACAACACAAATAGTTACAATAAATCAGATTCTTGGATACTTCGAAGATTTCGTTAATACACACGAACAACTTAAATCATTCGGATATGGTCCAACATCAGAAGTAGGAGTATCAAAGCAAATGACATTCCCATATATGTGGGTTAGCCATCAGTCTGATTCATACATTAGAATTACAAACAAAACCCAGATACCAGAACTTAAGTTCGTTCTTTTATTTATGGACCAAGTTAATATACAAAGTAATTACCAGAATATTAATGGTCAAGATTCAAACAATGGACAAGAGGTTATATCAGATACATTCCAATACCTACAAGACTGCATCACAGAAATGAATACAAATTGGACATCAAGAGGAATTATGATTGCTGAAGATGTTAGAGTATATCCTGCATTTGATGAAACTCCAGACAAAGTTAATGGATGGGTAGGTGAAGTAACACTTAAATTAACTCACGTAAACTGCTCAATACCAAATTAATATGGAGAATTTTGAATTACTTAATGAGAAGAATAAACGTAGGTTTGGTGATGATTATATCAAGGAACTAATTAAGTTTTTGAGACAATCAAGAAAGCAGGCTACAGGTAGACTTATTAATTCTTTGGACTACAGATTATCAGATGAAGTAAATTCTGTTAATATGACATTCTTGGCAGAGGATTACTTTAAGTATGTTGATGAAGGTAGAAGGCCAGGTAGTTTCCCTCCAATTAGAGAGATTGCAAACTGGGCAAGCATAAAAGGCATTTCAAAAGATGCGGCATTCCCAATAGCAAAATCCATTTATAAGTTTGGAATTAAACCTTCAAACATATATGAGAAAACAGATAGAGCAGTAATGAACGGAAAGGTGTTTGATGAACTTGAAGACAATGTTATGAACAATATTGAGAAGATAGTTATTGAACAATTAGAAACATTAAATAATAAAAAGTAATGAGCTATTCAGCATTGACAGTGCCATATGATTATATGGCAGCATATTCATCAGTACCACTTAGGATTTCCTCAAGTGATTCACAATTGTATGACTATTTCAAATATGTTACTAATATTGTATATAGTGCATCAACATTATCTTCAAGTCAGAATATAGTTTATGGTCCAAACACTTATACTCAAATTACATTCACTGAAGCTCACTCATTTGAGATTGGAGACACAATTCTATTAGATGATACATCTGGAGAATATCAAGGTTACTACAATGTAATGTCAACCCCATCATCAACAAGCGTTGTAATAAACCTTGTTCTTGGAGCACCACTTGGAGCTTGCACTTGCTATAAGGTAATTAAATATAAGATGAGTCCAGACATTGAAGGTGAGGCAAAACTTGACCTATCAAATACACTTAAAGATTTGGTTACAGAAAATCTATCTGATGTAAATGATATATTTGAAGGACCCAACACAAGATTCCAATTTGACCTTTTGCTTGGACAAGAAAGTAATTACATATTTGAGTTTGAAGACAATGGATTTGAATCAGGATATGCAAGCTTCTGGAATTCTTCACTACCTTCAACCTATACTGCAACTACATTACCGTTTCAAATTGGAGACCAGGTAGTTATAGAACAATATTTATGGGAATGGGAATATAATGACAACTTCTTTTATTCGGGTCAACTTGGGTTCACAGGTTCAACTCCTCATTCATTCTTGACTGGACAGACAGTTAATGTAACTGGTCAGATAACTGCACCACATTATAATGGTTATACAACTGTAAGAACGGTTGTTGATACATATGCATTTACTGTGTGGAAACAATTCAACACATCAACTCCTGCAGAGCCAGGTTCAATATTTGGTGTGCCAAGGCCAGAGTATAATACAACAGCAACAATCACAGATATATACTGGGATGCAACTTATGGTGTTGTGATTGTAACTGATATTCCATTCGGAGCAGCATCACAACCAATACCAGGTCAGATGAGATTGATTAACAATAAAAAGACAGAAACAATCAATGACTTATCTATAACTGGTGTAAGCATTTATAATGCAAGAATTGATACACTTGACTATGGTTATACAACTACACAGTTTGACCAATTTGTGGTTCAAAAGAGAGGTTCATCTTCAAATAACATATCAACAATTTTGTCTGGTACTTCTAAATTTAGAATTGAGCCAACAACAAAGAGTTGGTTGCTTGCACATACTTATGGGGGATTATGGGAGCCAAGGTTCTCATTTTATGATTCCGCAAACAATTTGCTTTCAGTAACTAAGATTGATTATAATACAACAGTAGCATCTGCAATTAACATTAATAACTATGCGAACAATGGTGGTGACCTTAGGCTTAACCTATTTTCAACTCACGGATTATCAGTTGGTGACTTGATTGAGGTTGTAGATGGTCCAGCTTATTATAATGGATTTGCAACTGTTATACAAGTTAACTCATCAACATCAATTACTGTAAACACACCTTATGTATCTGCAGGAGTATTTGGAGCTGAGTATATTAATATAATCAATCATAGTTCATATTTTGATTATTATTTTCCTGTTGGAATTAATCAGATAACTGCTTGTACAAATACAACTCTTTTATCTGGTTCCGCATTATCTTCTGTTGTTGATAGTGTTGATTATTACACAGTAGAACTTGCCGAAAAGAATACAGGTAATACAAACTCAATTTACTTTGAGGTAAATGATGATTGCTCAAGATATGACATTTTACATTTGATGTGGAAAGATGGTAAAGGCTCTTGGTTATCATATCCATTTAAGTATATCTCTGAAGATAGAACAGAAGTAGAAAGGAAGGATTACTATAAATCAGAAGGAACCTGGAACCTATCAAACAATACATTTGGATATGACACTTTTGGTAGAGGTCAAAAGAGTTTCTTTATTAGAAGCAGAGATAAGTATGTACTTAACTCAGGATGGGTTGAGGAGTTTGAAAACAGTCTAATAAAAGACTTATTAAAGTCAGTAAGTGTTTACCTACAACTTCCAGATGGAACTTTAATTGGTGCCAATATCATTAACAAGGATATGCAGTTTAAAAAGAAACAAAGCGATTACTTGTGGAACTATAGATTTGAGGTATCAGCTTCAATTAATGAAAATAGATTTTAATATATGAACAATAAATACTCAATAGTAGTTAGTGGTCTTGAACTTGATACTTATGAAGAGTCTGATATTTCTCTTAATTATCAGATTCAAGACATACTTGATATATCTAAAAGGAATACTTCGTTCTCAAAAACAATAAAGATTCCTGGAACACCAAAGAACAATGAATTCTTCAATCAGATATTTGATGTAAATATTGATAATATATCCTTCAACCCAAATAAGAGAATGCCAGCTATTATTAGAGTTGGTGACAATGAAATATTCAATGGTTATTTAAGGTTGGCAAATATCTATAATAAGAATAAGCAAATTGATTATGATGTAATTATACTTGGTTCACTTAAGGATATTATGAAGTCAATAGAGGACTATACACTTCGTGACTTAAATCTTGATAAGTGGAATCATATCAGAAATGCAACAGCAGAGACTGAGAGCTGGGCCTGGAGAGTTATGGAGAATGGGGTGCTCACTGAGACTTATTTTGATAAGGGTAGGGGATATGTATATCCTTATATTATTAATGGTAACTCTGATGACATCTATAACAAAACATATGTCTATGATTTATATCCAGCAACATACATAAAAACAATTGTTGATTCTTTGTTTGATTTTGCTGGATTTACATATAGTTCTGAGTTCTTTCAATCAGATTACTTTAGAGCTTTAATTCTTCCTTATACTGGAGACAAACTTCAGTTAAGTGATGAAGAAATAAGTCAAAGAACTGTACACGTTGGTGTTAACGCTTCTTCATCATATGTTCAAATTACGCCAACACGTTCGAGAGGAACTGACTGGTTTTATAATGATTCATCTTGGGGATATGGTTCATATTACATTGGCCTTCCAAGAGAGTCAGGTGATGTTATTGATGGTGGTAATTATTTTGAATTTAAAGATGAGGGTGGTTCTTGGAACAGTTCTGGTATTTACACTTGCAATAAAGCTGGTAGATACAATGTGAGAATGGATGGTAAACTTATTCTTAAAGTAACTCACGATAATAACAAGAATGATATGGAACATAAGGAAGGTAACTTCGAATATCGTTATCAAATGTTCCTTGTTAAAGCTGGTGGTGGAGGTTCAATTGAAATTGACTCTTCAAAGGACCCAGATGACCCATTGGATATTTATGGTGTACAGTTATTCAACCCATCAGCTGGAACTCACGCATCTCCTTGGTATGATATTGACAATCCATTGTTATTTCAAATGTCTGCTGATGATTTGTTTATGCAACCAGGTGACAAGATTGTTGTTAGATTTGGATTCAGGTATCCTTCTGCAGTTAAGTGGCAAGGAGTATCTGATAACAAACACAGGGCTGCTCTTACCTTTAAACAATCATTAGATGGTGCATTCACTAAGTTTACTGTGGAGCCAGCATCTAACGAGTCTTTTGGTGACGAACTTATAAACCTATCACAAACTCTTCCAGATAAAATGAAGATGAAAGACTTCTTATTGGACATAATCAGAATGTTTAATTTGATTGTTATGGACAATCCAAATAAGGAGAATGATTTAATCATTGAACCAAGAGATGATTTCTTTGATTCAAAACCTTTAATAAAGGATTGGAACTTGAAGTTAGATAATGATTCTCCAATTAAAATCACCCCTATGTCTGAGCTTGATGCAAGGACTTATTTTTATACATATAAAAAGGATGGTGATTATTATAATACTGAATATACTGATGAGACTGGTAAGATTTATGGAGAGATTAAGATTGATGTAATTAATGACTTTTCTGATGTAACAAACAAGACAGAGTTAATATTTTCACCAACACCAAATGCTGACAAATATATAAATGGAAGGGTTGCCCCATTCTTTGTTGACAAGGATGATGAAGGATTCAAACCAAAGAAAACAAACGCAAGGATATTATTTTATAAAGGTGCGCTTCCTTCAAATAACTATTTATTGATGAACCATCAGTCAAGTGTTTATGCTCAGTATAATGTTTATCCTTATGTAGGAATGTGGGACCATCCAACAAGTCCAGAACACGACCTTGGATTTGGTATGGTTGATAAGAGGTATTGGTCATCTCCAATGGTTACAACAAAAACGTTATATGAAGAATTCCACAAGAGAACTCTAAATAGCATTGTTGATGTTAATTCAAGGTTACTTGAGGCATACTTTTATTTAACTCCTCAAGATATTGCTCAGTTTGACTTTAGGGATATTATATTCTTGAATGGTTCATACTGGAGAGTTAATAAAATTGTTGACTACAATCCAGTTGGTTCTGACTCACTTACAAAGGTAATTCTTTTCAAGTTGATTGACATTAATATTGTATCTCCAAACTTGATTGAAACCCCCACATCTACACAACATTGTCCGCCAGATATGATTGCTTTAATACCTAAACCAGACAGCAAGTATGGTTCTGTTTATGTTTCAGCAAGTGGACTTGAGGTTACAGAAGATTGTTGTAGGTCATTTGGTGGTGTGTTTATAAATGGTATTTGTCACGCTGTTCAAGAAACTCCTTGGGGAGGTGGACCAGGAAAACCAGATTATCCATCTGAAGATGCAAGCCCACAACTTCCACATCTTCCATTTGGTGGTGGTTCTGGTGGTGGAACCAAGCCAGGAATAAGTGACCCAACTGGTCCAGTATCTCAAGGAAAAGATGGTAACTCAAATAATACAATTGGAGTTAAGACATCTGGTAGAAATAACTATGTTCCTGCAGGCTCAAAAAGCAGAATGATTATTGGTGATAATAGTACAATCTCAAAGAATGTAACTGGGTCAATTGTTATTGGTAGTGGTATTACTGCTAATGAGTCTGGTGCCATTTACTTTGGTGATATGAAGATAACTCAGGATGGTAATATATTGGCCGCTGGTATTGTGATAATTGATGGTGGTGAAGACGAGGTATTCAACTTTGATAAGACAAACTTAATTGATATTGTTGATGGTACTATTGATGATGTGAGAAATCCAGGTGGTGACTCAAAGGCCAGGCCAATTATTGATGATAGCAATCCATCATAATAAAAAACAAAAGTTAAAAAAATATATTTATAACAAAAGAAATAAGATATGGCAAATAAGATAGAGTATTCCAGACTGGTATTTAAACGTTCAGGCGTTACTGGAGTAGAGCCAACAGTTCCTACTGGAGACACAATTGATAACACTTGGTTGGATACTGACTTGTTAGTTGGTGAGGGTTTTATAAACATTGCTGATGACAAGTTCTGGTTTAGAACAGATAATGGAATCGTTGAGGTTGCAATGTCAGGGGTTTCTTCTGATAACTATTATACTGATTATGTTTACCTTTCTGGTAACACACTTATATTTGATAGAAACGATACGCTTGACGCATACTCAATAGACCTTAGTTCATTGACTGGGTTAACAGGTGGCGACTACCTTCCACTTTCAGGCGGTTCACTTACAGGTGGTTTATCTGGTACAAGCTTGAACTTATCATCAATTGGTTCTGGTACCCCAAGGATAAACCTTGGTCTTGATATTTTTGGTAATGTTGTAACAGGAACAACTTCTTCCTCAATTGTAACAGTAACTGGAAATACATCAATGGGGGAACTATCAGCAACAACTGTATCTATTCTTAATTCAGGAGCAACATCAAGAGATTACTTTGATTATTCAGGAAATCTTGTTGAGACTGGTGTAACCAATTCAGCAATTGTCGCAGGTTCTGGTAATACAATATCATCTGGTTTAAGAAATGTATTTGTATCTGGCGTTGATTTAACAGCATCTGCAAATGATACAGCTTATTTCAACAATGTTAATGTTGCAGGAAATTTAGTTGGAACTCCTTGTGATTTCAGTTTTGCAATCAGTGATGAGACAACTCAAATTACAACTGGAAATACAAAACTTACATTCTATGCACCATATGCAATGACTATTAGAAATGTATATGCATCACTTTCATCAAGTGGTTCAACTGGCAGTGAGTTTGATATTGAGAATAATGGAGCATCAATATTTTCAACAAAACTAACAATTGATGCTAATGAGTTTCACTCTTCAGATGCATCAACTCAACCAACTGTTTCAAGCCCTTCTGTTGCTGAGTTTGATAAATTGACAGTTGATATTTTGTCTGCAGGAACAGGAAGTGCTGGAGCAAAAATATACATAACAGGTTTAAGGGTTTAAAATTATAAATTTATAAATATGTCATTCTTAATTAATCCTTTCATATATGCCACTTCAGCTGGAGGTTGTTCTGGAAACATCATATCACTTTTGAATCTTGGTGGTTACTATAAGATGGATGGTGATTCATCTGACTCGTCTGGAAATAGTTTTAATGGAACCGATACAGATATGAGTTATGGAGCATCTGATGTAAACTCAAACTTTGGTGATGGTGCTGATTTTAATGGAACATCTTCATTTATTGATTGTGGTTCGCATAATGAGTTTGAAGGTTCTGCAAATACAATTACTGTTGCCTGCTGGATAAACTCACCAAACTTCGCAGGTCCAACTCACATTGCATCTTGCAGAAGTTCTGCTTCAGATGGATGGAGATTTTATATGGATGGTTCAAATTTAGCTGGAACAATTGCTGGAACCAATAACTCTGTTTCAGCAACATATGCAACTGGTATTACCTATCACGTTGCAATGACATATGATGGTTCAAATTTGGTTGAGTATTGGTTGGACGGTGTGTCACAAGGAACAGCGGCAGTTGGCTCAAAATCACTTGCAACAACTGGCAATTTAAGGATAGGAAGAAACCACGCAAATAATGGATATTGGAATGGTCAAATTGATGACTTCTCTATATGGCAAAGGAAATTAACTGATGCAGAAATTGGTGACCTTGCGGCAGGTGGCTCAGCTTCAGCGTGTCCACTTGATACACCTTAAAAATAATAATGATGGAGGCAATACTAACAAGAATATATACACAAGAAGAGCTTATAGCTAACTATCAAGAAGATGATGTATTCATTGATTTTGAGTTAAAGGCTGGATTCAAGGAAGATAACCCAGGGGTTCAAATAATCAGTTCTGTTGGAAGTTCTATTGACAATGGTGATAACACGTTCACATATACTTTAACAATTCAATACGAAGATTAAATGACTGTCTTATTGTCATATCCAAGATGTGGGAATACATTCCTAAGAAGTTGTGTTGAGATGATAACTGGAAAGTCAACGGTTGGATATTCAAGAACACAATCAATTGGTGGTGCATTACATAATCCTAAATCAGAAACAATCTTGGTTAAGAGGCATCATATTGACAATACTGTTCGCACAGCTGATAAGTTAATATTAATTGTAAGGAACTATAAAGAATGTTTGATTAGACAGAATAGTACAAGTGATTTAAGATTGATTAAGAGATGCATTAATGGTCGTGGAATAGGAACTTCCTATATTGATAACTTCAATTTCTATGAATCATTTGCAGGACCAAAGATGCTTGTTAGATATGAAGATTTAATTGATGATGAAAAATTAATTGGAGTTCTTAAAGATGTTGTAGAATTTCTTGAAGAGGAATGGTTAAATGAATACTCTATTAAAGAGATGAGAGATATTGGTTTAAATATATACAAACCAATGGGTCCAGTAACAATGGGTGAATTAAAAATATTTCACGCAAACATATTAACAGAACAAGAACATAAAGAGTGGGAGAGCTTTTTTAAAGCAACATTTCCAACTCTGTTTGAAAAATATATAAGATAATGGGTATTATAAGAAATGGTTTAATTAGCTCTGGAGTAATCCCTGGTTATAGAGGATATGATTATGTGGAATACATTTATTCAGGAACATCTACAACATTTACAGTTCCATTTGAAGGTATTTCATATATGACTTTTGAAACTTGGGGTGGTGGTGGAAAGGGTTTTGGAGACAGAGCACCAACAAATATGCAGGAGAGTTATCCTGGTGGTGGTGGTGGTGCTTATGCTAAAACTACAATTTATTCTCCTCAATCTGGAAATCAATTTTCTTTATCTGTCGGACAAGGTTCAACAGTTGAGGGTACAAGTGGTGGAACCACAACCATCTCTTCTGGTGTAACAGTATATTGTAGAGCATCTGGTGGTCAATCTCCATCTGCTCAAGGTTCGGGTGGAATTGGTGGACTTACATCTCTTTCAGTTGGTGATATTAAATATGCTGGTGGAAATGGTGGAAATGGTTGTACATCTGATTGTGGACTTCCTGGTGGGGCAGGTGGTGGTGGAGCAGGTTCTACAGGAGCGGCTTCAGGTTCAGTTGGTAATGATGAGTTTGGTGGTTCTGGTGGTTCTGGTGGAGCAACTGCATCTCCAGTTGATACATTTAATAATGGAAATCCAGGTAATGCATATGGAGCTGGTGGAGGTGGTGGTTCTTCATACAACAGAACTAATTGTAGTGGTGGTAATGGAGCTAATGGTTTAATAAGAATAATATACTACTTATAATGAACACAATAATAAATCAATATAACTTCTTCAATAATGTAAAACTTACAGATGAAGGATATGTTGAGTGCAAGCTTGAAACATATGTTGCACCAAATGAAGATGGCTTGGACCAATATCAAACCTTCTTGGTTCTAAAATTAGACTTAGAAGGAAGATTGGTTATAACAGAAAAACCGTAAAACAATGGCAATAGAGATAAATGACCAATTCGATTTCTTCAAGAACGTTCAACTTGACAATGATGGGAACCTACTTGTTTCCATTGTTAATTTAACTGGAGCCACTGGAGATAATTACTATACAACTGGAGCAACTCTATCTGGCACTGTTGTGACATTTGACAGAACAGATTTACCTGCAGCATATTCTGTTGACTTATCATCAATAGCTGGGGGTGGAAACATTGATGGTGGAACTGCAGCTTCAATTGTTCTGGACTTAAACGTAGATGGTGGAAACGCATCAAGTTAATTTATATTTATAATAAAAAGAAATGGCAACAAGAATACAACTTCGTGGAGATACAGCAGCTAACTGGGCCAGTGTAAACCCTATACTGGCTGAGAGAGAATTTGCTTTAGAAACTGATACAAACAAATATAAGATAGGTGATGGTGTTACTTACTGGACTGGGCTTACATACTCAAGCTTGGATGTAACACTAACTGGTGGAACAAACATTGCCATAACAAATGATTATGAAATTTCATTTACTGGAAACATTCCAACTTCAATGCCTTATGATTTGGTTGTTGCTGCTTCTGATGAAACAACTGCATTAACAACTGGTACTTCAAAGGTTACATTTATTTCGCCAGCTACTTTTACACTAACTGGGATTACCGCAAGTTTAACTACAACTGGTTCAACTGATTGTGTTGTAGATGTTAATTATGGTGGAGCATCTGTTCTATCAACTGAACTTACAATTCCATCTGGAGAATATTATTCTGCAACCACATCTTCTACATCTGCTATAACTCAATACGGAACATTCACTGTTGATATAGATACAGCTGGAACGGGGGCTGCTGGACTCAAGATAATATTTCTTGGAAACAGAACCATATAATTAATATTTATAATAAAGATATTAGATGGCCAAGAACGTAATTATAGATTTAAAGATTAATACCAAAGATGGTGTTAAGTCAATTGGTGATGTTAACACTGAAGTAAAAACCACACTCACAACAATGCGTGAGATGGAGGAAGCTTCACAAGCTATTAATGAAGCTTTGAAGGATACTGAGGTTGGTACTGAAGAATATCAAAAACTATCCAAGGAGTTAATTAAAGTAAACACTGAACTTAAGAACCAGGAGCTTGCACTTGAAGCATTGGACCACGAACAAGTAGCATCTGAGATTAAATCAGTTGCTGGTGGACTTACAGATATGGCTGCAGGTTTTACGTTGGTTGGAGTATCATCTCAATCAATGGAGCAGGTTGTTCAAACAATGGCCAAAGTCGAAGGTATTTCAAAGATTGTAACTGGAGCAATGGAAGGTTATTCATCAATGATGAAGTTAACTGGTACAATTACAAAAACATTATCAGCTTGGCAAGCAGCACTGGCTGTTGCACAAACAGGTACTGGTGTATCTGCTAAAATTGCTGCAGTTGGGATGAGAATACTTAATGCTGTTATGTCAGCCAACCCTGTACTTTTAATTGTTGCTGGTATTGGTGCTCTTATTGGTGCCCTTGCTTTGTTTAGTGGAGCTGAAGAAGATGCTGCAGAAAAAGCAGAACAGCTTAATAAATCTCTTGAGAAACAATTGTATGAATTAAATAGAGTATCAAACTTACAGTCATTGTATTCCAACAAAGCAATGAAAGAGTTTGAAATTCAGCAAGCTAATCAAAGGAAGATTATTGAACAGGAGCTTAAGATGCTTGAATTAATTCCAGAAAAAACAAAAGAAAATTCAGAAAGAATTCAACAAATCAAAAAACAGCTTTATGACTTTGATGTTAATAACATTAAAGAATCAACAAAGCTTGAAAAAGAAGCTGTTGAAGAGACTATAAAAAATAAAGAAGAACAATTAACTCAAACAATTATTACTTGGAACAAACTTGATGAGCAATCAAAAAAAGTAGAGGATGATGTAGAGAAATGGAATGAGATTGTTCAAACAATGAATCAAGTTCGTAGAGACAAAAATGCACTTGAAGATGAACTTGCTGCACTTAGATTACATAACGGAACATTAAACAGTGAGATGTATGCTGACCTAACATCTGTTGGATTGGACTACAATCTTGCTATGAGAGATGCTGAGATAAAACTTCAAGAAGAGAGAAAAAGAATAGCAAGAGAAAGAAGAAAAGATTTACTTGACGAAATCAATGAAATTATTGCAAGACAAAAAGCTGCCAATAGTGAACTTGAAGCTATCGAAATTGGTCGTATAGAAAACCTTCAACAAAAAGAATTAGAACTTCAAGAGTTATCTTATGGTGAAGAAAGGCAAGCATTAATTGATGGAGCTATAGAGAGAGAGATTAAAGCTCTTGAGCAAAAGTTCTTGGACCTTAAGATTAGTGAGGAACAATTTATGCAACAAAGGCAATCTATTGTTGACAATGGAATCAACAATCTTATTGCTGAGGAGCAAAAGTTAATGGATGCTTACAAGACCAATCACTTGGAACAAATTGCATTGATTAATCAAAGATTCCAAATGGAGGCTGAGCTTACTTCTGAGAACACAGATTTAATCAACTCAAATAGATTGCTTTCTGAAGTTCGTTACCAGAAAGAGCGTGACTTGTTATTTGCTGAAATATATAATAACGAACAACTTACTGAAAAGCAGAAACAAGAAAAGATTCTAAAGATAAAGCAAGACTACCTTCAAAGAGAGATTGATGCTATAAAAGCAAATGTTGAACAGGAAAGACAGCTTCGTCAAACTCAATATGAACAGGATATTCAGCAAAAAGGTTTAACTGATGAGAAGAAGAAAGAAATTGAGGCTCAGTATCTTTCTGATATTCAAGAGATGAACCAAACAGCATTCCTTGAGATTGAGAGATTGCGTGCTGATACAATGGAAGAGAGTAAGACAGCAATTGAAGGATTCTTCGCTGCAATGCAGGGATGGGTTGATGGTCTTTCTGGACTTATAAATCAAACTGTTCAGACACTTCAATTATTATTTGATACTCAAGCTGAAACAGCTGCAGCAAAAAGAGAAGAAGAATACAGAAAAGATTCAGAAGGTCTTAAAGCAATGTATGCAAATAAATTGATTTCAGAGGCACAATACAATGAACAAGTAGAATTGCTTGAACAGGATAAGAGAAACAAGGAAAGAAATGCTAAGAAAAAAGCATTCCAACAAAATAAAGCAATTCAAATTACAAACGCTGTAATGCAAACTGCACAAGCGGTTCTTGCTGCATTCTCATCTGCTGCTGCAATTCCTATTGCTGGTATTGCACTTGGTCCAATTATGGCTGGTATTGCTGGCGCTCTTGGTGTTGCTCAGATTGCAATAATTTCATCTCAGAAATTCCAGGGAGCACGTGGTGGTATTGTTCCAGGTAATGGTCCAAGTCATATTGACTCAGTTGATGCTTTTCTTGCTCCAGGAGAAACTGTAATAAATGCAGAAAGTTCTCGTATGTTCCCGCAATTACTTAGCACAATCAACCAAGCTGGTGGTGGAATATCGCTGGCTCCAGAGATTGCTTCTCAGGGTCCAGGTGGACTTGGAACTAATAATCCAACATTCAAGGAGAACAGAGAGCCTTCAATGGTTAAAGCTTATGTTGTTGAAAGTGAGATGACAGATGTACAAAAGAAAATAAGCAGAATCGAGAAATCAGCTCAATTCTAAATTTATAATAAAAACAAAAAAAACACTATGGAAAATTTACCTATCATATGGTTGGAAATAGACTTCGATGACCAGGATACTGGAGTTGATGCTATATCATTTGTAACCAAACCAGCAACAGAACTTGCTTGGAACAAATATAGCGAAAATAAACACTTTAAATTTTTAAAGAATGAAACAAAGAGAGTTGTTACTGGACCTGTTATGTTAGCAGACACACCAATTTATAGATTCTCTGACCTTATCGGGCCTTACTACTGCAAGTTCAGTGACAAAACAATCTTCAATATGATGAAGAAATACTTCAAGCAAAACAAAATCCACAGAGTTAACGAACAACACAACTCAAAAAGAGTGGTGAAAGGTGTAATGCTTATTGAATCATTTATTGTTGGAGAAAGAGTTACATCAAATCTATACCCAGACCTTCCAGAAGGAACCTGGATGGCAAGCTTCTTTGTTGAAGATGAAGATTATTGGAACAACGTTATTATGAAAGATGAGTTCACAGGATTCTCACTTGAAGGTGTGTTCGACCAAGTATATGATGACGAACTTGTTAATGAACTATACAATACAGTTAAAGACATAATCTTCTCAGACATCTCTGATGAAGAGAAAGAAAAGAAAATAGCAAATATCTTGAGAATCAAGTAATTACAAGTTTTTAGTAAACAAAAACTTTAATTTTATATTTATAATAAATTGTGAAACAATGAATAAGAAAAACATAATTACCAAAATTAAGGATATGTTCAAGGAAGAAAAATTTATGAACATTAAATTAATGGATGGTTCAGCTGCACATATTGTTACTGCAGTAGAAGGACAAATTAACACAGGAGATACTTTCTATCTTCTTGACGAAAACGGAGAAAGAAAAGATACACCAGCTGGTGACTACGAATTAGAAGATGGATTTATTGTTTCTGTTGATGAAGCAGGATTCATTAACGAAATTAAGGAGTCTGCTCCAGAAGATGCTGAGGGAGATGCTCCAGAAGCAGTTGAGGAACCAGCAGTTGAAGAGATGTCATCAGAATTATTTATGGACATCACTCTTAAAGATGGTCCACTTGTACACATTATTACTGCCAAAGAAGGTTCAGTTGATGCTGGAGACAAAATGATGATTGATGGTGTTGAGGCTGCTCCAGGGGAGTACAATACAAATGACAACAGAACAATTGTTGTTGGAGAGAATGGGGTTATTGCTTCAGTTGCTCCAGTTGTAGTAGAAGATACTGTAGAAGTTGTTGATGAAACTACAGAAGTTGTAGCAGAAGAATCAGCAATTGAATTATTGGTAGGAAAAGTAGGAGAGCTTGTAGAAAAAATCGGTGAGCTTGAGACATCTTTCGCTTCAATGAAAGAAGAAAATGAAACATTGAAGGCACAGGTAGAGAAGTTCTCAGGAGCTCCATCAGCTGTTCCAACTAAAAAGAATGTTGACTTTAAAAAAGCAAACAGAGAAGAGAAACTAAAATTCTTCGCTAAATAAAAACAAAATATTAATTAACTAAAAACTTTAAAAGATGAGTTTAAACGTATCAGGGCTAAGTACTTACACAGATGAGAACAAAATGCCTCTTATTAAAAAGTCAGTTTTAGGTGGACGTACACTTCAGTACATCACTGTTCAACCTGACATTAAATCAAGTGCTGCAATCAACATAATTGATTCAACTCTTGATGCACAGGCTGGGGCTTGTGGATGGAATGCTGCAGGAACTACTGCACTTTCACAAAGAAACTTGGCTGTATGTCCACTTAAGATTAACGAGGCAATCTGTCTTGACACTCTTGAGTCTTACTACACTCAAAAAATGATGAATGCTGGTTCATACAACACAGACATTCCTTTCGAGCAAATCTTCGCTGAAGAAAAAGCTGGAAAAATCAATGCACTTATTGATGATATTATCTGGAAAGGTAATACAGATTCAGGTTCAGGTGACCTTGCTCTTTGCGATGGTTTCATTTACCTTTTCGAAAACACTGCTGCTTCAGGTTCAACTGTTGCTGGTAACACAGGTTCAGTTACAGCTATCACTGCTGCTAACGTAATAGCTGTTGTTGATGCTATGGCTGCTGCTGTTCCTGCTGACATCATTGATTCAGAAGACCTTGTATTGTTTATGGGTTATGACATCTACAGATTGTGGGCAACTGCACTTAGAAATGCTAACTTGTTCTCATACACTGGTGCAGAAAATCAATTAGGAGATGGATTCTCTCAAATGATTCCTGGAACAAACATCAAAGTTGTAGCTGTTAGAGGGCTTAACTCTCAGAACAAAATGTTCTTATCAAGAGGTGCAAACTTCTACTTTGGAACTGACCTTCTTTCTGATGCTGAAGATTTCGCAATCTTCTACAGCGAAGATAACGATGAAGTAAGATTCAGAGCAAAATGGAAAATGGGTGTACAAGTTGCATTCCCAGAATTCGTTGTAGCATTTACTCTATAATATTTAGAATAAATAACAAAATTATAAACTAAAAGGTGGCCACGCTGCCACCTTTTTTTTTAAATTATTAACAATAAAAAACTAAGACAAAATGAGTTGTATTATAGACAATGGTTATACATTAGGTTGTAACTCAATCGGTGGTGTTGAAAAGGTTTGGATTGGAACTTATACTTCTGATGCTACTTACGCACTTGATAGTGACAATATTATTACTGGTGTAACCTCTGGTGGAACAGTATACCTGTTTGAACAAGACATCGAATTCGCAGGATTAGAACAAACAGGACAATTCTCAAGAGAGAACGGAACTGTATTCTACGAATCAAAATTATCAGTGAAGTTCATCGAACTTGATGCTGCATTAAGAAACACAATTATTGCACTTGGGAAGGCCCCTGTATTTGCGGTTGCTAAGGCAAACGCTGGACAGTATTACCTTCTTGGTGTTGAAAGCTCAGGAAGAGCTACAGAAGGAACCGCTTCTCTTGGGGTAGCCCAGGGAGATATGAACGGAGCAACACTTGCATTTACTTGGAAGTCTGCAAACGGAGCATATCTTATGGATTCTACTGTACTTGGAACTGACATCACAGTTGGATAATTCTAAGTATTAAAAATTATTATTGGTTCTTCCTATGACCAATTCTTATAAAGGTCATCTCAATAAAATGGGATGACCTTTTTTATTGATTTATAAACAAAACAATAAAACTTATATTTATATAAAACAGATGATTATGTTACGCATAAAAAAAGAACACATTGGCAAGAGATTGGTAAAAGGAAATGAATTCATAGAACTTACCAATAACCTTACTGACAAACAAATACTGTATGTTAAGAATATGATTTCTGCAGATTATGTAGAGGAAGTAATCGAGAAGAATACAGTTGAAGTTAAGGAGCCAGAGACAAGTTTAGAAAAAGCAGAGAGAGAGGTTAAATCTTATACCAAGAAAAGCAGAAAAAACAAATGATAACCATCAATAAAAATAGTGCAAATGAATGTGTGTTTACTCTCAATGAGAAAACAACATTAACTGGTGCAACTTATCTTTTGGAAATATTCTCAAATCAGAATCATAGTTCAAAAGTTATTGCTTTAACTGGTGATTCATCTGTTGATATTATTAGATACAACAGGTTTACTATTACAGAGGTTTATCCAGGTAGTGAAATTCTATCTGCAGCAACAGTTAATTTGGAGCCAGGAACATTTGATTATTTTGCATATCAAACAACTGGTGATACATTATCACTTACAGCAGACACAACAACAATTGTTGAATCTGGCAAACTTGTGGTAATAGGTTCAGCCACAACCACCTCAACATTTACTAACCAACAAACTGAATATACATTCGAATAAAATGGAAAAAGAAAATAAAGGACAACTCATTAAGATATTCAAATTTAATGAGGCATATGAAGCTCCAACGTATAAGTATAATAAAAGCAGCAACTTTGTTGAGTGGGGTAAAGATAATAATTATCCAGCCTATATATTGAATCTTTACAACAATTATGGTTCAACCACACACAAGTCTGTAATCAACAAGAAAGTTAAAATGATTGCTGGCAATGGCTTATCAACAATTAATGATGATTCACTTGCGGCATTTGTTGACAACAATGGATTGGAAGAAGAATTAAAAAGAGTAGCTCTTGATTATGAATTATTCAATGGATTTGCTTTTGAGATTATCTGGGATAATGCTGGAGAAAAAATTGTATCAATTGCACATATGCCTTTGAACAAATTAAGGATTGGAATTCAAACTGATGAGATTGATAAGCCTTATTTTTGGTTCTCAAATGATTGGATTAAGTATAAGAAGGATGAATACAGCCCTATGTTTATTACTTCGTTTGATGGAGTAAACAAAAGTGGTAAGCAAATCGTTTACTTCTCTGAATATAATCCGTCTTGCGATGGACTTTACCCAATTCCTGGGTATTCGACTTCAATCAATTGGATTGAAATGGATTATCAAATATCCAAATTCCACCTTAACCAAGTGAAGCAGGGATATAGTCCAAGCTTTATGCTTAACTTCGCCACTGGAATTCCTACAGAAGAGGAGCAAGACGGATTCTTCAGAGAGTTTAAGAAGAATTTCGCTGGAAGTGAGAATGCTGGAAAGATTATAATGACTTATTCAGAAGGTAAAGAGCAAGCCCCAGAGCTTACAAAAGTGGACCTTAATGATTCAGACAAAAGATTTAATTTACTTAAAGAACAAATTGATGATAACATTGTTAGAGGTGCAGAGATTCCACCTCAACTTGTTATATTAACTCCAGGAAAACTTGGAAGTACAGATGAAAGACAAGAGCTTATGGCTGAGTTTCAGGATGCTTATATATCTCAGAGACAAAATACAATTGAGCGTGTGTTAAATGATGTTTTATTTGCAGGAGGATTTAAAGAAGATATAACTCTTCAAACATATCTTGGAGAAAAAGTTGAAGAAGAAGTTGTTGTTGATGATGCTCAAGCACAAGCTCAAGCAGTTCTTAAAGGTTCAGCTGGTGGTGTTCAAGCATTACTTCAGATTCAAACTTCAGTTGCTGCAGGAACAACTTCAAGAAGTTCAGCACAAGCAACAATCGAACTTATCTATGGATTTAGTCCAGAAGAAGCTTCAAGACTTCTTGGAGATGTTCAAGAGGGGCAGTCAGCACCAGAAACAATAACAGAAAATATCAATGACTCAGTTGGTGAGGAATAATAAATTAAGACAATGGCAAAAGTAAAGTTCATTTCGACAACATATCTCAAGGAGAATACAACCATACAAGACAACGTTGATGATAACATTCTTGTTCCTTTTATATATAAAGCACAAGACACACATTTGCAACAGATTCTTGGAACCACATTTTATAACACACTTAAAAATGGTATTGCATCTGGAACAACAAACTCTGATGAGGAATCTTTAATAAGAGACTACATTCAACCAATGGTTTGTGAGTGGACTTTATATGAAGCACTTCCGCATATTAATTATAAGCTTACAAATAAGGCTGTCTCACAGGAGAATTCTGAATTCTCTCAAGCATCTTCACTTGATGACATAAAGTACCTTAGAAGCAGTGTAAGAGATATGGCAGAGTTCTATACAAAGAGACTAACAAAATACCTTTGTGATTACTCAAACTTGTTCCCAACATATATGACTCCAGATGCAAAGGAGAATCTTGCAAAATCCAGCAAGTCATACTTTTCTGGAATTTATATTCCAAAGAACGTAGGCAACTCCTCTATTGATGGATTGAGAGTTTATGATGACCCAGATAAATAATAGATATGGAAGAGTTATTGATGAACATAGCGCAATATGGTATTGCATTTTCTGTGCTCGTTGCTGCAGTTATCTATTTTCTTGGACGTGAGAAGAAAAAGGAAGCAGAGATTGAGAGGTTGAACGTAGAGCTTCGTGATGTTGAGAAAGAAAATCTAACAGCATTGATGAAAGTTATGGCATTTATGGAGAAGATGGTTGAGCAAGATAAAGTTAAAAACGAGCTTTTGTTAAAAGAAATCGACTTAATGCGAGTTAGCATTGAGGCAAAGATTGAAGCTTTAAAAAAGTAAGTTATGAAACAAGAAATAGATAGAGTAAAGTCAGAACTTGAGGAATTATTTCGAATAAACCTTAATGGTCAGTGGCAAGTGTTTAAAGATTCCTGTGATGACATAAAAGAAGAAATGGATGGGATGACCGTATCACAATTGCGTGCTATTAAATCGAGGATAAAGGATAAGATAGAGAGCACACAAATAGGTTCTTGTGGAGATGTACCTGATGAACCATCAGAAAAATAAATATGGATGTATTTATTGCTGTGAGCGTGATTGTCCTGGTAATTATCTGGGAATCTTGGAAAAAAACAAGGGGCTGATAATCGTTTAGACGTGCATCAGGTACGGAAGAGGGTTCGTAACCTCCAGCTCCACAAATGACAAACAACTAATGGCTGCTTAATTACCAGGAAGGTAATGGTACCGATGAAAAAAGAAAAGAGCTGGATATAATGTCCAGCTCTTTTTATTTTGTAATCAAATAACAATTATTGTTGGAGCTCTTTTTTTATTTTCTTTATATGCATCTTATATACATAAATCTCAGATGTTGAATTTAATAATGTTGCAGTATTCATTGCTGATGGACTCATACTAAATCCAAACGCATTACCTTTTTTGTCATTATCAATTACATCAAGGCAGGTATCCATAAACTCAAATAATTCTTTTGTTGTAAAACGTAGTTGAACTTCTTGGTTCAACAAATTATACTTCCAGTTTTTGAATTGCCACAGATAGGTTGTGTCACCATCTGTAATAATCTGTGTCAATTTTTGTGTAGCAGATACTGAATAGAATATTTTATTCTCAACTCTATTTACTTCGTTTAATCTTGATTGTGATGTTGCTTCAAAAGAAACACACATCAAAAAAATAATCATAAGTTTTTTCATCACTCTTTTTTTATTTGTTATACGCAGCTCAAGATAAAATGTTTCAACGATTTGCGTAATAATAGGCCCAGTATTGTTTCCAATAGTTCTCGTTATCTTTTTCAGAAAGTCCGCAATGCTTCCTCTTTATCTGATGCATCAGCATTTTAATGTCGTGCATAATTGCATTTGCTTCATCCTTCAATTGCTCCACAAGATGCTCATTGTAGTTAAATGGTATCATAACCTTCTTTCCACCATCAATTGAAAGATACCAAGCTTCTTGTATACCTCTTATTGCTTCATCAGAAAACTCCGCAAATGAATCACTTAGATTGCACATCTTTTTTCTTTGATTGTTTAATTGTTAACACCCATTTCTGTGTTGTTTCATCAAATCTCCATATCTTTTCCATTGCTCTTTTTTATATAAATACAATTGAAAAAAGAAAAAACCAGGGTGGGTTTAAAAAATCAAATGCAATAATATGCAGGAAAAAACGAGCGAAGTCAAAACCTGCAATCCCACCCTGGCCATTCTTTTATTTGTAATCAAAAAACAATGTGGTGAACCACAATTCTCACTTCTGGATTGAAACTCTCCAGAACTTCATTGATAACCCAGTAGTCAAATGGTTCAACTTTGTTGGCCGTGAAACGAATGACATTTCCAGGCACAATTAACATCACTTGCTTTTGACTGCGATGGTAGGTCATCTTCTTCCCATCACGAAATGTTATTTCATAGTGTCTCATTCCAGTTGGAGAGATATACTCTTGCCGAACTGAGTTAACCTTGCCTTGATATACTCTAACGAATTCCATATTTAGCTCATTTTTTATTTATACAAATATAGCTTTTTTTTAAATACCAAACAATTTTTTAAACTTTTATTTTATGTCTTTTAAGAGCGCTTGCTATTCTGTTGTGTTCCTCCTGTGTATAAGCTATGAAACCAGCATAATATCCAAAGCTTCCATCTGATTTTTCGCTCACCTGTATATCCAATAAATCAGATTCCATTATCTTCTTCATCAGACACTCAGCTATTGCCTTCTTGGCATACTTCAAGCGCTCTTCTTCTTTTATATTTGGTGTTACAATCACCTCTTGGTCAATTATCATTGGTCAACATATCTAAATATAAAACCAAAAGCTGATTTGCATCTTGCTCCTGCGCAGTTGCATATCATTGATACAGATTTCCTATCACCTCGAAGAGCAATTGATGCATCTCTCGGAGAATCATAAAAAGCAATGTGATTTCCTCTGAGGTCAAGCTGCTCAATCATTACCTGTTCTTTCCCACCTCCTTGCATCCTCACCTTTCCAAATAGTTGAATCTCCCTCTCTTGACGAAATATCTCCAGCATATCAACCTTCCACTTCTTCTTGTTGGCACCATAAATTCTATTCTGCTTATCCAGGACCTTCCAGAAATTTCCATTAATGATTGCTTGGTCAAGTTCTGCTTTGATTGTTCGAATCTGGTCATCTGTGAGCTTCACATCCATTAACTTGAAGTGTGTGTAGATGTCAAATTCAACACTTCTTTGGTCAAATGAAGTTGATATGACATTCCTTTTTCGTCCAACTCGCTCTCCTCTTCGGAGCTGATTTTGTGCAAAGAGAACGCACTTCTTGCAAGTCCCCTTGAATCCATCAACATTCTTTGCATCAGCATAGAAGGAATCAATTGGAAGGGTTAATTTGCATTTGTTGCAAGTTTTCTTTCTTTTATTGTAAGTTCCCATT